CGAATAATACAGAAATCATATAAATACCTGGACAGATTATTACAAATGTAATGCGACTATTTCGGGAGAAGGCGGCAGCGAGACGGAGGCAGCAGGGGAGACCGTTGATAACAGCGAGATGGCGGTAACGGTAAGATACTGCAGGAAAGCCGCGTCAGTGAATGTAACAGGATACCGCATAGTGCTTAACGATGAGCTGTATGACATCCTCGCGGTCGATCATCTCAGCAATAAGAAGAAAGCGCTCAAGTTCAGGTGCAGGAAGGTGAGAAGATGAAAGCGGAGAAACTGGCGGATGCGATCATGGATGAGCTTACTGAGTATACGGAAGAAACTACCGAGATCGTTAAGGAAGCTGTAAAAGAGACAGCGGATGAAGTAAAGAATGATATAAGGAGTAATGCGCCGGTAGGCGCTACCGGTAAATACAAAAAAAGCTGGAGAAGCAAGAAGAAATCTGAGGATGGCAGCATGGTTACATACACTGTCTATGCAGACAAAAACGGATACCGCCTTGCTCATCTTCTTGAATATGGTCATGCGATGCGTAATGGCGGCAGGACCAAAGCGCAGCCTCATATAAAGCCGGCCGAGGAGAAGGGCCTTGAAAGCCTCGAACAGAAACTTGAAAGGAAGATATGATGGAACACAGCGAGATAATACTGATGATAAAGAAGATGGGGCTCCCGCTCGCGTATGATCATTTTGCCGAAGGGGAGTCACCTGACCCTCCGTTCCTTCTGATGCTGCTTCCAAGTTCGGACAATGTATCTGCGGATGGCGGGGTGTATTGTAAAAACAAGGTGCTTCATATCGAACTTTATACAGATAAGAAGCTGCCGGATAGAGAAGATGAAGTTGAAGCCGTGCTTGACAGCTACGGCATTTTTTATGATAAAAGCGAAACGTGGATAGAATCGGAATCTCTCTACGAAGTTCTATATGAAATGGAAGTATAGATAATAGCGAGGGCAGTGATATAATATGGATGTAATATCGACATTCCGGAGAGGAGCAATATATGTGTGCATATAGAAATACCAAAGCATCTAAAATCATTGCATTACTCACAGCGTTTACAGTACTGATTTGTTTGTCTTTATATATGCCTGTGGCAGTGTATGCAGCAGAATATACAACTCAAAAATGCAGTGTGGTAAGAGTAGTTGACGGCGATACTATAATAGTTAAGTATAACGGGGAAAATACCAGAACAAGACTGATCGGAGTGGACACCCCGGAAAGCGTAAATCCTGATGCAAGCAGAAACTGCAAAGAGGGGAAAATTGCCAGTAAATACACAAAGAAGAGACTTACAGGTAAAACCGTAAAGATAGTACCGGGAAAAGACCCGACAGATAAGTATGGAAGAATGCTCGCGTATGTATACATCGGGAAAGAATTCTATAATTATAAACTTCTTAAAATAGGATACGCCAGAATGATGACAATAGCTCCAAATACTCAATACGTTTCAATGTTCAAGAAAGCGCAGTCATATGCTAAAAAACATAATAGAGGGTTTTGGAAAACAGGATATTACAAATAACTTGAGTGATATCAGTACGTGTATAGAAACAGAGCCTCTATACGCGATTTCTGTATGAGCAAATTTCGGGACTTATATCAATAGGAATCATGCTATCATTATCTTTAGAATAGAGGTGATAGTAATGAAATTTGATGAGAAAAAATTCAATGAAGCTTATAACCACATGAACATCATAAGCAGACAAAAGATCTCACAGGCAGTATGTTATGGCGATGAACTCATGCTCGAGGATGAGTATGAAAAAGTTTTCTACGAAGAACTTAAGAAACTTGATGGTGCGGATCAGCACGGCATGATGATCAGAATGCAGGAAGAGTTTAATGACGAAATCTTAGCATCGATGCCGGATATGATGGCAGCTGATGAAGAAGATCCAGCATATGATTCGAGCGTTCCAATCGTTACATATACAAAGCCGACCAAAAACATCGATGATTATGAACAATTTGAATGCGATGATTCTCCGACTGGATATGAATGGATACATCGGAGCAGGTATATAAGTTCAACAGAAATCAGTGACAACGGAGATAACATGGAACTGCCTGCGGAGCTAAAACAATTTGTTGAAAAATGGAGAGCTAAGGCCCTTTCAATTGATTTTACAAGAGAATGGTTCGTAAAGAACGCATCGATAAGCTTCGTATATAACAATACCAGTTATTCATTGGTTCCGGAAAGCTTGGGCGATATCGATCAGCAGTTGTTTGAACAGCTTGAAACGGAAATGGTTAAAGAATTGAAAAACATGGGAGCATTAGACGTGGAATACTCTTCTGACCTTGACTGATGCTTTTAACGTATAGTACGTAAATTATAATCGGCGTCCTGTAAAAAGGATGCTTTTTTAGTGCAACAAAAGGAGGAAACAATATGGCAACAGCAAATAACAAGAAGCACTTTGATGTGCTAAATTTCTACTATGCCGTCGGGACAAAAGATCCCGCAACCGGCATGGTGACTTACGGAGTTCCTGTAAAGGAGCCCGGCATCGAATCGATAGCCGCAAAGGCTCAGGGCAGCCAGAGCATAACGAGAGCCGACGGGATAAACTATCTCGTCAATACGTCTAATACAGGATACGAGATTACGGCGAAGGAAGTAATGCTGTCTGATGCTATGAGGCAGGCAGTACTCGCGGAGGTAAAAGACAGTACCAAGGGCCTTCAGTACGAAGATGCGGATGCGGACATGCCTGTGTTCGCGTGTCTTTTCGAGTTCAAAGGCGACAAGTATCACACAAGACACGTGATGTATAACTGCACGGCATCGAGGCCTGACCTTTCAGGTGAGAACAAGGACAACCAGCAGGAGCCGGACGATGACGAGATCACGATCACGGCAAGTCCTCAGCCGATGACTGTCGATGCTGCCGGAACGGTGAAGAACATCGTGAAGGCATTCGCAAATGAAGCCGACTCTGCATATACAGGCTGGTTCTCGGCAGTGCCAACTCCTGAGTACACGAAAACAACTACAAGCTCAACGTCCGGAAGCTGATGGAGGTAACACATGAAGAAGACGATCGATATAGACGGAAAAGAAGTGCTGTTCGAAGCGACAGCGATAACACCGATAATCTATCATAACGTGAGCGGGGGAGACCTCGTAAAAGATATGGAGGAAATGGACGACGGAACAGGAGATGCGTTCATGACAGTCTCGATGCTTGCTGGCGTCATGGCTCTTCAGCCCGGGAAGACGCTTACGGAGCTTATGAATGTAAGCAGGACCGAAGTATATGAATGGCTGATGACGATAGAGTCTCCTCTGGCTCTGGTAGAACAGGCAAAAGACATCATGGACCTCTGGGCAAAGTCCAGCAAGACATCCGTTCAGTCAAAAAAAAAGGAGAAATAGACCGCCCCGTTACTACAGCGCTTTACATATTAAGGCTGCGGCAGACGGGGCTTTCGCTTGCCGAAATACGGCTGCTAGATACAGGGCTCGCGTTAGACATGATCACAGAGCAGATGAACGATCAGTATGACTGGCCGGAAAAAGCAAAGCAGGAAGACTTCGATAATTTCAGGGATATGTAAAGGAGTGAGAAGACTTGGCAAACAACATAAAAGGGATCACTGTTGATATCGGCGGGAATACTGGTCCTCTTAAAAACGCCCTTAAGGACGTGGATAAGCAGGCGAGGAATACTCAGTCCGAACTCACAAAAGTCGGAAGGCTCCTGAAATTCAATCCTGGGAACGTAGAACTTCTTAAGCAGAAACAGGATGCCCTTACAAGCTCTGTTAAGAATACATCCGAAAGGCTCAAGACTCTAAGGGCGGCCCAGGAGCAGTACGTGTCATCGGGAAAAGACTTAGGCGCCGATTCATACAAGGCTCTTCAGCGTGAGATCATCGAAAGCGAATCGAAACTGAAGCACTTCGAAAATGAACTGAAGAAGTTCGGAAGCGTCGGCGCCCAGAGAGTGGCGGCAGTAGGAGCAAAGTTCAAGTCCGCTGGATCAAAGATAACGAACGCCGGTATGGCGGTCAGCAGATCTCTCGGGGTCATGTCTGCCGCAGCGGTTTACGCAGGTAAGCAGGCGATAGATGCCGCAACCACGCAGCAGAACGCGGAAAACAAACTGACAGAGATCTACAGGTCCAGGATGGGAGCTACGAGAGCGGCTGCAAAGGCAACTGAAGAATACGCATCGAAGCTCCAGAGAGAAGGAGTCGTAGGAGATGAAGTAACTCTTTCCGGAGCGCAGCAGCTCGCTACTTTTGCGAAGATGCCGGAGACAGTGAACAAACTGCTTCCTGCTATGGATAATCTGCTTGTGCAGCAGAAAGGATATAACGGGACCGCTCAGGATGCAACCCAGATAGCGAACCTCATGGGTAAAGCCATGAACGGGAACGTGGGAGCGCTTAAAAGAGTCGGCATATCATTTTCAGACGCGCAGGCAGATGTCATAAAGTACGGCACGGAATCAGAAAAGGCCGCGATGCTGTCGCAGGTCATAACCGATAACGTGGGAGAGATGAACAGCAAGTTCGCAGGTACGGATCTCGGAAAGATACAGCAGGCGAAGAACGTCCTCGGAGATACCGCAGAAGAGCTCGGTGCGGTTCTTCTTCCGGCAGTAGCTGAAGTGGCAAAATGGATATCTTCGAACCTCGTGCCGAAGCTTCGTGAGTTTATCGATATCTGTAAGCAGCACCCTGTGATCGCAAAGGTCGCGCTCGCAATAACCGGCATCGGCCTTGTAATAGGTCCTGCCATAGTTTCCATAGGCTCGTTCGTAAGCGCCCTTGGGAGCATAATGCAGCTTGCGCCAAATCTTGTGCGGCTGGGACCTCTTTTCGGCGGTATAGGAAAAGTCATCGCGGGAGCGTTCACTGCAATCCCCGGCATCATAGCAGCAGCCGGTGCAGGAATAAGAGCATTCGGCGTTTCGATCGCGGCGGCGCTTGGCCCGGTCGGACTTATCATCGCGGGGGTGGCTGCGGCAGGCGCGGGCT